ACACGCCCGCGCGTTGGGCCCTGGGTGTCGGCGCGGGCGGGGCCGCGCTAGTTGTCACAAGTCAGCGGCCAACAACGGGTCGAAGATGGAATGCACAGCTCGGATCGGTAGAGCGGCGGCCTCAAGCGCGCCAACGCAAGCCTGGACGGACACGCCGTACACCTTCTCAAACATGACGGCGTTGTAGTCGGCGTCGGGCGCATGGGCATGGGCGAGGTTCGGCTTGAATCGCCGTTCAGGATCGAAGCGCCAAACGGCCATGGCGTCGCCACGCGGGACCAGCTCCCGGGCGCGCCGCACGACATCGCCGACCAGGGGGACGTGTGCCTCGTTTGCCTCGGCGGACTGAAGTGCGGCGTTCATCCACGCGCGGTCACCGGGTGCCTGGTTGTGGCTGTGTCCGGAACGGGACAGGAAGCGGCCAGGCTTGCACCCGAGGACGATGCGGCTCTCGCCAGCGATGACGGCGCGCCATGGCCGACACGAGTAGAAAGTGACGAGGTCGACATCCGTGCTCACGGTGACCTTCACTTTGAATTCAAGGTCGGCCAGGGCAGAGGTCCAGTCGATGGTGAGGTCGAGCGGGTCGGCACCAGACATGTCGCGCGGGTGAAGGGGTGTGGGGTTGGGTTCGGCGTACCACTCGTAGCGTCGCGGGGTGGCGCAGAAGGTCGTGGCGAGGCCCAGGAAGGCAGGTCCATCACCGAGGCCATAGTGCTGGCGAATCTTGCGGGCATGCGAGAAGCCACGGCGGGTGAACAGGGCCTTCACGGCGGCTGGGCAGTCGTCGGCGTAGTCAGCGGACAGGCAGACAGTGTCCATGAAGATGACGTCACGCAATGCGGGCGCGAAGTGGCGCTCAATGACGCGCGAGATGGCGGTGTGCACGATGAGGGTGTCGTCGCCTCCGGCCATGACCCACATGAGGCGCTCGGCAATGACGACGCTGATGGGGATGCGGGTGGCACGGCAGAAACGCTCGAATGGCAGGAACATGGTGACCGGCGTGTTGCCGGGCGTGGTTGTGTCGTCGCCAGATGCGACGCCGCCCAACGTGGTGAAGATGACGCCGTGTCTCGTCCGACCGCGTCGGTTGACGCTAGCAAGGTAGGTGTCGAGGAACGTGTGGCGAGCGCGCGGGTGAACGATGAAAGCACCGATGCCACTGAGGTCGATGATGTTGGCGACGATAGAGAGTTTGTCGAGCAACATGGTGCCGTCATAGTTGACGTAATCGCCCTCGACGTAGGCGTGGGGCGTCGGCACGCGGCGTAGTGCGTCCTCGAGCGCGGCGCCTAGCCCGGCGCGGTCGTACCCGACGGCGTAGAAGGCGGCGTTGCGGGGGGGGCATGTCTGCCGGAGGTGCTTGGACAGCGTCTGGGCGCACGGCCCGATGCGCACGCGAAGGCGCAAGCGTTTGGGTGTGATGTTGCGCGGGACGCCCAGATCGGGGCCGATGAGTCGCCGCCCAGCTCGCAGTTCGCTCTTGACGAAGCACGAGACCTTCAGGTCGTCGTCGGTGGGGCCGGCGAATCCGAAGCTGTCGTACGCCTCCTGCAGCAAGGCGCGCTTGCTCGGTGGCTGTGACGCCAGGAACTCAGAGAACTTCACCTGCGTGGGTGGAGTGGTGAAGCCGGGGGCAATGAGCTCGATGTGGCGCCGCAGGAAGGCGACGACCTCGCGGACGGCTTGGGGGCTTTCGGGGAGCATGATCTGGGCTCGATCGCCGATGGCGTGCACGACATTCTCCGGGTCCCGGGTGTTGTAGGACTGAGGTTGGGCAGAAGTGTGCCACAGCTCGCAATGGACGGTGGCGCGGGGCGGATGGACGTAGGGCCGCGTCGACGTGAGGGTTGCCCATGGGTGACGCTCAAACTTCGCCTTGCCGACGGTGGAAACGGCGAGCGTAGCCTCGCTTGCGGCAGGGTCGGGGGCAGAGTGGCCGAAGTACTGCCAGGCAGCCGACGCGGTGAAGACGGCGCTGGACGCAGCGGCGAAAAGGTCGGGGTCATGGGCCGGAACGTCGACAGGGCGCCACCGGGTGGCGTACTCGTCGGTGGCGGCGGCAACGACGTCGCGGTGGTCGGCGATGGCCTCAGTCGTGGTATGGAGCGCCTGGAGCAGCCCGGTGGTATGGCGCTGAGACAGCACGGCCACAACGTTGTTGACCATGTGGCCAAGGATGCCGGTGCCAAGGGGCGCGCGCCACCAGAGGATGTGGCTGAAGAGCGTGATGCCACGCGCGAGGAGGGCCGCGGGCAAAGGGACGCCGCGTTGCACAAGGTCGTAGGTGTGCTCGAAGGCCTCGAAGACGACGAGGGCGACGCCAAGGCGAGGGAACCGGCGCTTCAAGAGCTCCTCGAGAATGGGCGCGCCGTACATCACATAGGCCTGGCTGGCCGTCTGCGGGCGGAGGAATGCGGCGTAAGGTCCCAGCTTGGTGAAGGCGGACGCGCGTCTGGTGTACCGTCGAGCCACGACAGCGATGGCAAGCGCGGCAGTGAAGCCGAGAAGGCGGCCGACGCGGGAGTCGAAGAAGGCGAAGAGCCGCGTGAGGAACGTCGACTCGGGCGGGCCCTGGAGGAGCGCTGTGTGCTCGGCGACCACATGCTGTATGCTAGCCCACGCAGCCGTGAGGGCCGACACCTCGTCGTGGGTGTTCATAACAAACATGTAGGGCACGACGTAGGTGAGAATCTTGGCCTGGTCCTCGAGAGGGACGTTGAGGCTGCGACACGCCTCGTCGGCCACGCTGGTGAGAACCTGGAGCGTGGCGGCGTTGCGCGGCTTGTTCGCGACCTTGAGCTGGAGCTTGAGCATGAGGGCGCGCGGGCAGCGAACGACGACCGACTTCTCCCACTGGGCGACGACCCATGGCCCAAGGCGAAGGAAGGCCATGGCAGGGACGTTGTGGTCGCGCAGGACGGCGCTGGTGCGCTTGATGACAATGGCCGACGGGTCGAACACGGCGTTGGTGCAGTCGGTCTCAAAGAGTCGCTCGAAGACGGGCAAGCGCACGGCGGGTGGCGGGGCGACGCTGGTGAGCTGGAGCTCGTAGATGGTGGTGAACCCGATCTCGCGCCAGGGGCGTGCCACAAGCCACTCGGTCGCC